CGTTCTGATGCACCGGCAGCGCCATTAGCACCTGCATAACCTTCAACTGGAGAATAGCCGCCTGAATTACCAGCAGCTCCAGCAGTAAATCCTAAATTATATGATCCACCGCCGCCTGAACCGCCCGTAGTTGAGCTTTGTCCGATTGTTGTGGTTTGAATAGACGCACCACCGCCGCCGCCGGATGCCGCTAGAGAATTGATTGAAGAAGCAACTCCTACACTTCCAGCTAAACCAGCAAGAGGAGCAGGTGAACCTTGACCACCCGTGCCACCACCGCCAACAATGCAACTATAAGTTCCGGCTGTAAATGTTTGACTTGCAAACGCACGAGCGCCACCTGCGCCACCGCCGCCGGATACATAAGCAGAACCACCGCCGCCGCCGCCAGCTACCACTAAAACGTCTGCTGTCAATATGCCGTTAGAAACTACAAGATTTCCGTTTGCTGTAAAAACTCGATAGTTAAAACCGCCGGAAGTAAAAAGAGTGCCACCGGTTACAGATAAAACTGCGCCGCCGCCAAATAATCCTGCTGTAATAGCACCAATCATTATGCAATGCCACCGGCAACGTACCAAACATCTGTAGCAGTCTTGATGCAAACTGCTGTCTTATATTGAGCCAAAGTAGGAGAAGCCGCTGTTGCACCGGCTGAAAGAACTGTGGTTGTGCCTGATGTGACTGCGCTGATTGTGCAGAGTCCAGCACCCTTGTTAAGGACTGTGATTGCTGTACCTACTGGGAAGGCTACTGAGGCATTGGTAGGTATCTTAAACGCAACTGCTGTTGCCTTGTTCATTGGCACTAAGACTTGGTACTGATCGTCAGTTACTGCTGTGTAGTCTGCTGTTGCGTCTGCATCGATTGTAAAGGCAATGAGCCCGTTATACATGGCAGCGGTGAGGATATCACCGGTCGTTGCTGGGAATGTTGGCATTTATATCTCCTAGTAAGTCATTGCGCTCACGCCAATTATACCGCGTTCTGCGCTATTCAATACGAACCCATCGACGATGGGTTCAAGTGTTGTAACTGTGCATTGCATTGCGTTTGGACTGATTTCCCACCTAAGTCCCTGCACCTGCAAGGTCTTGACAATAGTAGAACCGTCAGGCTGGATATTGGATATTCTCACATTTGTAAAATAGTCCAAGCCAATTATCGTGTCAGTTGGAACTGCTGGGTCTAGTAGATCAACCGTCATGGCATCGATTCTGATAACCGTCTCAGCTCTAGTAGCCACATAGGTTGCAGCAATGTTGAGAGCGTTTGCATCAGTATCAATGACCAAGTCCTGTGCGCTGTACTGATGAGGGAAGTACTTGGCAATGCTTGTTGCGTTCTGATAGACCTGCGCTGTGCCGCCTATGCGCTGCATGCTTGCTGAGTTAATAATGAGCTTGTCATCAAAGGTAAAGACAACGTTACGGTAAGGGATACCGCCGGTCTGATTAAACTCGATGGGAGTTCCAGAGATAGATGAAGCAACCTCATTGCGGCTCTTGAATATGGCTGTACCTGAGCCGTCAATATAGAACGCACCTTGCTCAGAGAATTCTACATTCTTGATTGCTGCTAGAGATGTGCGAAGTGTTCCTGGGTCAGCCTGACATAAAGAATTGCCGGTGCTGATGGTTCTCATGCTGTTAGGGAATTGCACCTGATCTAGTATCTTGCCAATGCGTGTGCCGGTTGCCTGTCCTGCACCTGAATCTGCAACTGTTGCAACCTGAGCCAAGTTAAACAAACGGAAAGCATCGGCAGCGTATATGTCCACATAGCCCATCTGCTCGGCTTGGTCATAGAAGTATCGGTACTCTGTTGTATAGCCTGAGAATAAGAACTCCTGCGCTGTGGCTGTTGTAGCTGAGACACGAATCTTGCGAAGCGGTACAAGGTAAGGGTAGAACTCAGAACTTGTGTTTTGTGGATTCCATTGAGAAGTAGGGTCAATGATTCTGATGACTGCTGTGCCAGCTTCATAGGTATCTGATTGGACGTTGCGCCCATGGTCAATGGTTATGTTACGGACTTGCGGAGTAAGGTCAATGATTGGCAAGGGAACGGTAGAACCTGCAAGTGTGCCAGTACCTAGAACTCCGTACTTAGCATCTCCGATAGTAAACGGATAGCCGAATGTCGCACCCGATGAGAAGTCGAAGGATACCGAGATGCTTGCTGGTAATGCCATGATTAACCGCCGCTTACTCGGTCAACGAATGATCCAATACCTGAAAGAGAAGAATTCTGTAATGATGATGCAACTGCTTTTCCATCGATTTGAACTACAACCTGAATTGGCCCTGTTCTATTTGATGCTTCTTCTGCTGCGCGGAAGTTTCCGGGTTGTGATCTAGGAAATGCTCCGACTGCAACGTTAGTCGCTGGGACACTACCTGCTGACTGATTTATCACGCTACTCATGAAATCTGTACCTGAAGGAGTTGCACCAGTAGCACTTGCAACTAGAGCTGCTTTTTTTGCAAGCATGTCAAGATAAGATGACCATGCTGTGAAAGGGTTCTTAGCATCAGGAAGGCTTGCAAGGTATCCTGCTAGGTCTTTACCGAGTCCCTGAGCCTTAGCAATTTCAGCAGTCAGTTTAGTTGCTTCTGCTGTGTTGCCAGTAATCAAAGCAAACTGAAGTTCAACGCGTTTACGATCCTCGTCAGATAACTTGCCTTTGAGTGCAGCAATGAGTTGAACCTGCTCTAGGTCAAAGATTGAACCGGCTTTCTTGAGTGCAGCCTGTTTCTTTTGTTCTGCGGTAAGAGCCTTAGTTGCCTTGACCTGTGTATCGGTAAGTTTCTTTAAATCTGCTTGGCGCTTTTTTTCTATTAAATCTGCTGAAGTCGAGCCGCCGCTGCCACCCATGAAGCTGCGTCCTGCTCTTGATCTTGGCTGTGAATCATTTCCCAGTTCAGCCAATTGCCCAAGCAAGCCATACTTAAAGTTAGCTGAGAGAAGTTTGCCTAAAAGTCCACCAGTACCAACTTTGTCAATGCTTTGTAACTTAGAAGCCAAGACTCCTAGACCTCGAACTGTATCTGCTGTGTATTCAGCAAGTGAAGCCATAGAGTCAGCTAGGTCTTGCACGTCTTTGTCTTTACCTGTTGCCAAGATTAGGGCATCGACTAAGCCTTTACCAATTGTCTCTTTAGCATTGTTCGCTGCTATGTCTAAGCGAGCTATCTGACCTGCGTAAGAATTTGCTGCATCTTTAGCTTGACCTGCAAAGAGGTAAGTTAGGCGCTCTTGTATTTTCTCAAAAGAGGAGCTGGTTAATTCTGCTTTGCTTAATCCTACGCCAAGGCGACCAAGAGCCTGAGTCTGTCCTAAATAAGCCTTTTGTAATGATTGTGAAACTTGAGTAACGCTTCTGCCTGTACCTGCTGCAATATCTAAAGCAAGATTTAGAAGCTCTTGAGCCTTAGCAATTGACAATGTTGATCTAAGCAACCTATCCAGCGCAGGACGAAGTTCATCATCTAGAACCCCAGTCTGCTGTTCCAAGTTTGATATGTAGTCATTGACCAACTTTCCTTGATTGCCAAATTCAAGGCCAAGGTTTTTAACTGTTCTTGCTAGAGAAAGGGCTGCCTTCTCATCTTCTGCAAAAGCCTTAACCGAAGCCTTGCCAAAACTAACAATTGCTGCTGTTCCAAGTCCTACTCCTAATGCTGTAGCAAGAGACTTTACTTGCTTAGTTAATTTAGCAGCGGCAGTCTCAGCTTTTTTAAATCCTCTAGTGTCAGCCTTTGACCCAATGGAAATAGTCTCGTTAAATTGCCCCGCCATTATGCTGCCTTCCTAGTAACGCTTTTGCGCATCTCGGCTCTAAATTGCGTAAGGGCTGTATCAATGGCTTTGAGCGTTGCGCCTTCTGCTCTGCCTTGATTCTTAGCCCATGCACGATAAATTAAACGGCCTCGACCTTTAAGGCTTGAAACTAATGGTGGCAAGTTCTTAATAAATTGTTCTCCTGCTTTAGGGTTATTTGACTTGCTAACCCTGTTGCTGTTGCTTCCGGCTTTAGGGCCAACCCAAGGCTGTCCTTGCTCACCATTACGACCAGCACTTTCGTAAATAGCACCTACTCGGCTTTTGTTCTCAATTCTCGCCATCGAGCTAAAGCCCTCTGAGTTAATTTTGCTTGGAGTTGTAGCAAAAGTTATTCCACCCTTAATTGTTGAGGAGCTGTAAGTAGGGAATTTTCCTTCACTAAATGAGCGACCTGACCAGCCACGCATAGGAGAGATTGCAGGAACGAAACTTTTTGCTTCAGCTACAACTGGACGTAAAGCCGCTGATATTTGTTTCTTTAAAGCCTTTTCTAAATCAGGAGTAAAGCGGCGCATGGCCTTGCGATAGTCAGCGTTTCCGCGTATTTCGATTTTGACTGCCATCGCTGCGCTCCTTCGCTATGTCCTTAAGGACTTCTATGTGTGCCTTGAAAGCCATCGGCGATAACTCGACGATAGTTTGAAACGGAACTCCATACTCGTAACTCAAGCGAGCTGCGAGATAGGTGACGGAGTTCCGATCTACTCTAAAGGGTCAGACTCTAAGACCTCAACTGACTTGAGTGTCTCTAAGAACTGCTCCCCAAAGGGTTTAACCGTTTCACCTGAACGACGGATTGCTTCCCAGCACAGCCAGTAAACATCTGACTGTTTCTGATCTTCAATCAAGGCTTTGTGAAAGCCTTTCTTTGCAAAGATTTCAAAGCTATATTCAAGCAACGGAGTAATTTCGTACTCGTTTACCTGTCCATCAGCCCTTGTTACTTTGAGTTTTGCCATTTTTTAGCCCCTGACTTAGTTGGTTAGAAAGTACCTGTTGTAGCAACTGCTACAGTACCAGAGACGTTCATAGACAAACTCTGTGTTCCGAGGTCGCCAACTGCGCCGTTAATATCTGTAGTTGAGTTGATAAGGCACGTTAGTTCCCCATGCTGCCTGAAGTGTCTGTAGGACTGAAGCTGTTGCTGTGTCGTTCAAAAAGTCGATTTGGATTTGTGAATCCTCTAAACCTTTTACACGCTTCACCCCAGAATCGCCCATCGCGGTGACGTCCAATTCTGTAAAGTTGCGGTTGAGTGTTACTGATGTAACGTGGTCTGATAAGTCGACGGTATTAACCTTTACGCCTACCAAGTTGCTCATGAATACTGCCATTTAGGTTATTCCTCGTCTTTCTTAGTTGTTGGTTTTGGTGCTTGTGCTGCTGGTGGAAGCTGACCAATCTTGATTAGAAAGTCGGCTTGCTCCTTTGTCCAATCGTCCATCGATTAGCTCCATTCCGTTAGGGTACTGATTGCAATGTCGCAGACCAGTAAATCTCCAGAAGCGATTGATAGGACGCTTGGCGCGCTCACGCTTCCTACGTTAAAGACAATGCTTGAGGCATCTAGTAATTGAAATACTCTGACAATGTCATCTTCCATACCAGCAAGGTTGCCAGCGTTATCCAGCAAAGGCACAAGTATCTGCAAACGAAACATAGCCATGGGCGCAACAGAAGTTCTATCGTTGTTAGTTGGGACAATGTAGGGATCGGCTGGAGTCAAAATTAGGCTGTTAGCAATAGGCGTGGCAGGTGGAAACGCGAATACTGAATATTTAGTGTTATCGGCTAGAGCCGCCGCAATGCTAGACCGTAGGGTAGTTATCGCTGGCATCAGCCCACCATAGAACGAGGGTCAAGATAAGGTGCAAGCAAACCGCGAACGCGAGCAATAAGCTGCGAGGACATTGAGTAAAGATTACCCATTGATCCGTCTGGGTTCATGCCGTTGCCTGAGTTAGTCTGTCGCGCAGTCCAGATAGACACGCAGACCATAAGGCTTGCTTCTTGAATGGCTGGAATAGTTGTGTAATCGATGTATGTCTCTGCCGCGGCTGTGCCAAAAGGGGCAACTGTGTGGCGAGGATTATCGCTTGTGTGACTTGTAGTAACGCTAAACTCTTTGATTCCAACTGTTGTGATTGTCTTAGTGCCGTTGTACTTAGTTCCAGCATTAGTAATAGTTACTGATTGACCAACGTAAAAAATTTCTCTTATATCTTCATCAAAGTAGAGAGTGCCAACTGTGCCTACATTGCCATGAGCAACGATTGGCTGTTGATTCTTCCATAGAAAAGGCAACAAGACATTATCTCCAGCATCACAGACGGACTGAATTACGGCATCGGAATATAAACTTCCAACGCCAAGTGCCGCTTTAAGTTCTGCAACTGTGGTGATGCTCATTGTTATCCTTTCTAAAGACTTGAGGGAGCTGCAAGGGCTCTGGCAGCCCCCTCAAGCGACTTAGGGTATTACTTGTGAATTAAGTCTTGTTGATACCGAACGCGCCCGCACCAATTTTGGTTGCGATTGCGCCGTATCCGTACATTGCAACAAGGATTTCTCCTGAAGCAATTACATCAGCACGAAGCTGATAAGTTGGTGACTCGTACCATGTGTAAGCAGTTGGGTTGATGATAAGGATTGAATCATCCTTGTCTGTGTCATTTGCTGATGGGACGTTAGCAGAGACATAGAGATCAAGACCAGCCACGTTGCCGCGGATGCTGTCTGGACGTACTACGCCGCCAGCGTTTGATGGCTGTGATGCCATGTAGATTGGGCGACCTGACTCGTTAAGTGTCATGAGGTTTGCCCATTGTGAAGTGTTAGCAAGGATGTTGCGAGCAAAACCCTGTGTGTTTGTGTAAACAGATGCTGCACCGCGTGATACAAAACCAAGCAATTCTGCTGCTGTTGGGTATGTTGTTAATGTTGTTGCGTCTGCTGTTGCTCCAGATGCAAGGGCTGTGTAAACCGCTAGGTCTGTTGCCTTTGCGTACTGTGCTGCCATGTTGTTCATCAATTCTGTGATAAACAATGGTGATGAACGGTCAAAGAGTTCAACTGAGAATTGCTGTTGTCCAGCATACTTCTTGACTGATACTGTGACGAATGATGAAGCCTGATCTGTGTTAGATGGTGTTCCAGCTTCTGCTGTTTCTGCAACTGTTGGAAGTGTTGTAATCTTAGGAATTTCGAAAGACATTCCTGCATCTGGCAATGCGCCAGTTGAGATTGCATCGATTGCTGAACGTGTGTTGTTAGCAAGTCCGTTGATGACAGTTGTGAGCTGACGTGTTGGGATAAGTCCTGCGTTGTCTGTTGTATCAGCTGCTGCGCGGACATAGTCGCGTGCTTCATCTGATCCGAGTGATGCTCTGATTGTCATTTCTAGCTGCTTTGGAGCAGAGAAATCAAGGCGTGGCTTTGTGTAAGCCATTGCTGTAATTGTAGGGCGAGCAGCTTCTACAGCCGCAGCTTCTACTGGTGTTGCTTCGACCGGAGTGGTATCTTCCACGACTGTCTCGCTTTCTGTTTTGGTTTCTTCGACAGGGAGAGTTTCCTCTGCCGCGATCTCTAATACTTGAGCAGACTTAAATGCTGGCTCGGTGACTAGAGAAACTTCTTTTAACTTAGCAGCCGATACGACTGTGTGACCATCGCGTGATGGCTTTGATGACAAAATTTCAGCGCCGATAGAAAGACCTGAAACTAATCCTTCTTGTGCCATAAGTAGTGCGTCACTACCGCCGGTGCTACGGGATAACTTAAATGTTGCATAGATTCCGTCTGCGCGTGTTTCAGCAGCAATCATGCGACCGATAGGCTTCTTCATGTCGTGCTGCGATAGCAACTTAATCTTGCTGACATCGCCAATTTCAATAGAGCCAGCTTCAAAGGTATAAGCGCCAAGGTTAGTGTTACCAACCTCGCCTGTACCAATTGGCACAATCTTTCCAGAGATTTCTCTGCGATCTTCGTTGCACTCAATAGATGCAGCTTCTATGTATAGGGTTTCCATTAGATTCCGTTCTCGCTTCCGTTAGGAGTTAAATCTTCCATTTCCATTGCCTGTTCAGTTGTAATTAAACCAAGGCTAAGCATCTTCTCTAGGACGAGTAGGCGCTCCATTGGTTCAGTACGCAAGAAACTGTCATCTAAAGCAAACTTAACGTAGTGTCCTGCTGTAGAGATGTCATCCATTGAAAGACGTGATTCAATCGCTGAAACATAAGGCTGAAGGGTAAAGGCATACATCTGCTTACGCTCATCTTGCACATTGGCATAAGTCATAGTTGTGTTCTGTGATGCAGATACATAATATGGATCAACAGCGCAAAGACGGGCGCACTCTGTCGCAAGGTTCTGAATTGCATCGTTGTAGCCCATGTCTTTAGGGCTAAATCCGATTGTCTGATAATCAATAGTAGATGTTAGGTACGCTGTGCCGTTATTTAGACGAGCGCGCTTCCAAGCTGATAGAAGTCCAGAGACTTCTTGTGGTGGAAGGTCTGCGCCGGTGTTCTTGAGGAATCCTGTGGCAGAAGGTGTAGCAAGTGCAATACTAGCTGCGCGTTGCGCATCGAGGGCTGCCTTAATTGTCTGCGCACCGATGCCTAGAATTCCCTCATCCTTTTGGAATGTAATAAGAGAACCGAGACCGGACATAGGGACTGGCTTACCATCAACGCTGTATTGTGTTACAAAATTAGTAGAAGGATCAGTTAGAAAACTTACGCGAGTGTTCGCAACCCAATTAGCGCGAGCCATGCGACCATCTTCAGCATAGACCTCGGTTATCTGCCAGAAAGCCTGTCCGTACATAAGGAGACTGTCTAGTGTAAAATACAAAGTCAAGAAACGTGGTTGATGAATAGAAGGTTGCTCAACCCAACGAGGAGCAGTAATCATTTCGCCTGTGGACTTCTTGTAATACTCTAAAGGAATGCTAGAGATAGTGCCGGAGATTAGATCGCGGCAGCGTTTGATTGCTGGGACGCCAAGAGCCATCTCGCGTGACACGATTGCTGGAATATAATTATTGAAGGTATAAAAACCATCATTCATTATCTGTGGCGCTTCTTGCGCCTTCATGACTTGCGACTTACGCGAAAAGAGACCCATAGAGGGCAATTATACACTACATGTAGGTCATTCGCTGTAGATTGCCGCTACCTGTTGTGGTTTTGTTAATTGATGTACAACCATTGCTGTTGAGATTGCACCCGATACATCTCCAGCACTCTTGCGTTTAACAATGCGCCAAGATGAGTCGTTGGTCTTAGCTGCGCAGTTGTTCATCTGTTGAACCCAGTTTTCCATGCCATTATGAACTAAACGATGATTGACCAACGCATCAAGTAAATCGCCACAAGCCTGATAGAAAGCAGCGCCGGATATATCCATGCAGACCTGTCCAGCATTGGAGAGTCGGTCAGCGATAGATTGCGCTGTGTACTTGTCGTAACAGATTTGACGGGGACGATACTGGTCAGCCCAGCCCTTTATATCGGCTGCAATCTTTAGATCATCAACACTTACTTGGCTTTCCCACGTTTGTAGTATTCCAACTCCAATGCGACCATCTGGGAGTATCTGTCCAGCAACCAAACTTGCATTGCGCCGTGACGGAGATACATCGAAAGCGAACACCGTATAACCGCCAGCCGGTATTGTGAGACTGGAATCTGAAGTGTCCTCAAGGACTCCATGCGGCCAAGGAGAGCTGAGAGAATCAATCCATTGGCATAACAGCTCAGTTCTAGTATTTTCAATAGGGCTTGTCGCAACTGCTTCTTCAAGGGCTTCCTCGCTTATCATGTATGAGAGTGCCGGATTAGCCATTGCCCATCCGTTACGATCTGTTATCTTGCAATATTGGGGAGCTGAGTACTCATAAAACCCAAAAGACTTAGGAGGGTTTTCTAAAGCTCTTTCTCGCATCCCGTTGAGAACTACCGAGAAAGCGTCTCCTGCATTGCTGGTAAGAAGCGTCTGAGAATTTGGACGCGCTCTAGTTGTAGGGATTGCCGCTCTGTAACCTTCCTCGGAGATTTCTCTAAGCTCGTCGATAAATAGGAAGTCCGCAGTTCTTCCGCGAGAGCCATCTCTAGTTGCCGCAACAACATCAAGCCTTCTTCCGTCCAGCATCTCAATAGACTCAGTTCCGTTGGCGTAGCGAATCTGTTTAACGAATCCCTTGAGATGGTCATTATTCTCCAATACTTGTGCGACTTGTCGGAAGGTGTCTAGTGCCATGCTTCGATTAGATGACATGATCAAGATGTTCTTACTATCCCACTTAAGCAGATGAGCCAATATCAGCATCCTAGCCAAGTGAGTCTTGCCGTTCTGTCTTGCAATGAGCAGCAGGTTAGTCTTGCGAATCCAGCTTCCCGATTTATCTACCGTGAGCATATCTTTGAGTACATGTTCCTGCCATGGCAGTAATGGCATCTGAATAATCTCAGCCAAGTCTTTTACATCTTGCAGCTTGTTTTCGCCCTTCAAAGCAATCGAGGAAAGCCTTGGTTTGGTTGCCCCTCGTATGACTTTGGTGCGCTTGGCTGGCATCGGTATTAGTTCTGGACTGGTCGGGCTGTAAAGGGACTGTCTTGGTGCAACTTCGACTGTGTCGGAGAGAGGCGGGCAGG